CAATATTATCAAAGTCATCCGCTTGATATTTACCATCTTTAGCGATGTAAACATGAGCAAAACCAAGTTCAGCTTCATGGTTGGGAAGCCAGCTCTTGTAATAGGAAGCGCAAGCATTAATGCTTCCTGCATCATTGTGGATAATGACAAATGTTGGCTTCCCTGGGCGCTTCCCTGCAATACCTGGATAGAACAAAGTCATTCTTCTACCTCCTGTACTTTATGAAGTGGAACTGACACCATTTGATTTTCTACATTTACTTTAGCGAAAATTTCATTTTGTCGAACATACTCATATTCTCCATTAAATTGAAAGAAATCACCAACCGAAAAACCATCAAAAGTTTTAGAAGTTCCATCAGAATTCAATTCAACAATAGAACTATCTTTCACTTCCTTTTGAATGTCAGCTGTTCCACCATTGACAGGTTCTAAAATGACAAATTCATCAGTGATGGATGTCACTTTGAATTTGCCAATAAGTTTTACCTTTTTCATTTGTTCTCCTTCTTTGCTTCTTTCAAAAATTCATCTGCCAATTTGGCATGAGGAGTGAAACTATTATTCTTCCACCAAGCCCAAAGGGCAAAAACTGCTGTAATTACAGTGCTAACAGTATTATCGTCAAGTGGCAATGGATTAATACCCAATGCTGTTAGAATTTGGTTAATGATAGCTAACCAAAGCAAAACTGTACGTGTAAGTGTGCCTTTATCAATTGTTTTCATGTTCTTTCTCCTTTAAATTATTTTAGTAATTATATATCCAATAATAGTTACGGCAAGAGTAAGCATAAAGCCCCAAGCCCACTTATTATTGGCTTCCATTTTTTCTATAAGTTTTGCATTTGATTGGGCTATTAAAAGCGCTCGTTCTGCTTTATCTCTAACTGTTTCATAATTATCCAACTTTGTTTCAATTCGAGCTAATCGTTCGAGTACTTCTCGCCATGCTTGCTCCTCCATAACCCCTGCTTTCTATTCTTCTACTGTCCTGTCCCAGCAGCTTTATTTGCTTCATGTTGGTCGTGAGCGACTTGTTGCACATTGGCAAGAAGCGCTTTGGCATCTTCAGTATTTGATGCTTCATTTTCAAACCAACCTTCTGAGTCAATGACATTAAAGTTAATCGTAAATGATCCGCTTGATTCGACTGTCGCATACATGTTACAGACCGAACGATTACCTGAGACGATTTGAGAGTCAAGCGTAGTTTTAGTGCTAAAGTTTTGAATTGCCATTTTATTCTCCTTTGGTTTCTTCTTCTAATTGGTCCATCAAGCTATCATAAATAAGAGCCTCTTGACCTGAGAGTGCTACATCAATCTCTTCAAGAGCAAGAGTAAGAAACTTAATATTTGGACGATATTCTTCAAGATTGAGATAAACTTCTTCTTGGCTGAGTTCATTAATGGCTTGAACAGCTTCTTCCATTGTTTCTTTAACCCAATGAAAGTTGCCTTGTTCGTCTTTTTCAAGCTCCCCTTGCTCATCTTTCACGGCATACTTATCAATGATTTCACGTTGAAATTTTGCGTATTCCGAAAACTTCTTGTCAAGTTTTGAAATAAGTTGCGTTCTGGCACGACTGGCTTTATTTTTCAGTGGTAAACTTGATAAAAAGTTAGCATAGTTTTGGATTTCTCCATTTTTGAATTTAAGCAATTTGTTTCTCCATTTCTTTCATTTGTTGTTTGAGTGAACTGACTTCTTCTGTCAGCTCTTGAATGGCCTTGATGGCGATTGAACTATAATCGTAAAGACTAAGCATATCTCCTTTTTCGTCTTTCAAAAGTAAGTTATCGGGTGCTTCATCGGCTATGACACCAATTTCACGCTTACCTGATTTTTCGTAGGTTCTGATTCGCAAAGAATTTACAATACTGAGTGCATCTTCTTCGTAGTCCTGAATATCCGATTTGAATCGTCTGTCAGAAGCCACGTTGAAGGCACTCGCATTAATAGCCAAATAGGTGTTGTCATCCGTCCGACTCGTAACCCGAACCTGTGTCCCCCCATAAGGATTGAGATAAATTCCTGTGTTTTGGTCAGAATTCAAGCTCATAATATGGTTTTTCCAGAAGCGCAAGCCCGTATTCTGACCACCTGCTGAAGTTTCAAAATGATAAGTCATTGATCCTGGGAAAGCTGCATCCCAATCTGACCCTCCAGATTGAGTAGAATGCAAATTAAGTTGACCAACATTGGTTGTTTTGTTGAATAAACCTTTCGAAGAAACTTGTAAGTGATAGTCATAAGTATTGGTGATATTCCCAGTATCTACCGAGTTCAAATGCGCTGTATCTCCCGTAAGGAGTTTAGCATTAAGCGTCCCTGCCACAATACTATTGGCATTGATTTGGACAGCTACATTGAGTGTCCCTGTTGTTATGGCGCCTGCATCAAGATTAATGATTTTAACTGTTGCGGCATTGAGCGTTCCAACCTTAATTTGACTGGCATCAAGATTAATCACGTTGATACGATTGGCATCAAGCGTTCCAGTAACAGTTGCACTTCCCATATTGACAGCACCAACTGCTAGCTTTTCAGCTGTGATTGAACCTACCGCCAGATGTTTAGCAATAATCGCACCGTCCACAATCATATCTGAACCAACAATGACTTGACCTGTTGAAGCGGTGTAAGGAAGTGCTTTAGCCCCACGGTTAAGCATGATACGAGTATAGTATGCATTGACCTTTCCGGATGCAACAAGCGTTACTCGAACATACTTTGTTCCTGTTGGAGCAATTTTGTTATCGTTTATAACTAATGTAGGTTTTTTTAGTACTGCAGTATCAAGAAATACTGTAGCACTCGTTAGTTCCTTCCCATCTTTATCAATAAAAGAAAGATTAAGTCCTGCACGTCCAATTCCACCCACGGAGTCCATAGCATTGTTATCCATCCTCACAATCATTGATGCAGAGTAGGCAACACCTTCGTTAGCTCTAGCATCTTGAGACAATCTCCGATAATTCGCTGTTGTGACATCTTGATTGATTGAGTTTATGCCTACCATCGTTGAATTTCCACCGTATTCATCGGTAAACGTGGCGGCAGAAGCATAGAAGTCGGCACCCGTTATTGAACCCCCGCTTATCCATCCGTCAAAGAAGGTATTACTTTGAAACTCACTATTCATGAGCATATTACCAGCCGTTGGCACAATCAGGTTTGCTGCAAGCGTTCCTGTTGTAATCACCGATGCATCCAACTCTTTAATCATAGCCGTGGTGATTATGGCATCATCAATTAAAGTCGTTCCTGAAATATGAATATTATCTCCTTCAATCAATATCCCTTCCGTAGAAACATTAATCTGATGTATCACATCATTTTTTTTGACCAAAATAGAAACAGAATCAGAAATTTGACTGATGATAGATGAGCCTGTTGGCATTCCATTGGTTAAATTAGTCACAATGGAATTAATCGAGTTAGCCGTTTGAGTAACACTAGAAATTTTGGAATCAATAGCGGTCTGGTCTGCATTATATTGCGACTGACTAACCGTTGTTTTTAACCCATCTTCTAGCTGTTCAATCTTGACCTGAGTATCTTCAGGAGCTGCCGACCAGTCCGTCACGACATTTCCAAGCTCCAACTTAGGCGCTGCCAGAATATAATGAGCGTTTGTCGTATTTGTCGTTGTGTAAAGATAAAAGTAAATGGCATTTGTTGTGTTCTTGGCTGTGAAGACACGAGATAAGCGAATCCAACCACTATTAGCTGGTACTTCTTGAATAATGGATGTATAAGTTACCTCATTCGTTTCTTTATTTCGTTCTCCCGTTTGAACAACCATATTTAGGGGCTCTGAAGCTACATTTTTTATCCAGAAACTTTGAGCATAAGAAGCATTAGGTTGAATATTTTCAATGAACTTGTAACTTCTTAATCCAGACTGTCCTAGTGCTGTTTGTGTAATTTCTACACCAGTCGCAATTTGGTTCAAGTCTGTAATTGAGACAAGTTTAGAAGTCGCTGTTGCTTCTCCTTTTGTCCATAGATCTGGGACACCATCATTATTGGCATCTCCGACTAAAGCCGAATTAAGGACTAAATTCCTTCCACCAACTGATAAGGCATTAAACTGGTCTAATGCATTTTGACCTAGCGCTTTGGCTGTTTCTGCTAGAGATTTTCCATCTAATGCTGTTGTCATTGCTTGAGATGCTGCATCATCCACTGCTTGAATATCTTTTTGAGCTTGGTCAACTGCTTCAACCAGCGTTTTATTGGTCGCATCCACATTGGCGATAGCGGTTTGTGCATCAGAGAGTTGCTTATCTAACTCCTCAAGTGCTGCATCATTTTCTTTTTTTGATTGGTCTAACTTACCTTGCATTTCTGCTTCAAAGTCTGACTGCCATGAAGTGTCATTTTGAACCACCCAGGATATACCGTCCCACTGGTACATGGTTTTTTTATCTCCATCTTGTTCAAAATAAAGGTCTCCTTTTTTTGGATTGGGTGGGAAACCCTCTCCTTTGTTCCCATACCAGTTTGTGTTCTTACTATCAGCTGAGGTTGCTGCATTGATAGCCGTTTGCTTTGCGCTATCCGCAGCATTTTTTATTTCATTAACATTGTCGTTAACCCATTGGCCAAAAGTTGCTTTCTTTGCTCCCAAAGTATAGCTATCATACTGTTCGAGGAGAACATTCCAAACGCTCCCAACAACTTTTGCTTCTGTTGTGATTCCTAAAGGTTCAAAGAAAACTTTTACAGTGTCAGCTAAATGAAGAGATTCCACTTCTGCAACATTGTAGCTATCATCCAATGAGCCGCTAAGGTCAACTGTTGAGACTTTCATTGTGACCTTAGGCACACCGACCTTGTTAGCTTTCACGTAAGACTGAGCCAATTTTCTAAGTTTATCCTCTGAATAAGGGTTCTTATCATTGAATTTATCTGAGAAGTCCACCATAGCAACACGGCGATTAGGATATTTATCGACATACTCACTATCTACAAAGAACTCAGGCAATGTACGTAAGACCGTAGAAGCTCCACTTGTTTCATTGGCATAAGGATAAATCGAAGTATAAGTTTCTAAAATACTTTCTTCTTGCTCAAAATCAGTTAGATTACGACCATAAGCAATAATCGTATTTGAATATCTACCGCGTTGGTTCGTCAATCGAATTTGATAGTTATCAAACTGATATTCCCCACCCCAATTATCAAGAATTGAACCTTTTACTCCACCTAAGATATTTCTTGGTGTTTTAAAATCAGGTACTTTCCATTCAGCGCTACTGATTGTTGTGATATCAGAGTAAGCTGTCAGTGGATGATTATCCGCAATAGCACTCAGCATCTTATTTAAGGCGACTTGAGCCACAGATTCTACAACCTTTGTACTTGGCTTAATTGGTAAGTCGTTTGTGATATAGCTGACATGTTCCGCGTGGATTGGAATAATGCCATCTATTTTTTTACCCACAGTTTTAATTCGGAAGAGCTGCCCTGTTTGGTCGCCTGTATCTACTTTGATTTGTGCATCATTAACCAAGTATTTGGCAAGTGGCCCATTGGCTAAATACTCAACATCTAGTTCAAACTTTCCATTTAGTTCTTCTGGTACTAATGCTGAGGTACAGTCAATCATGACCCCTAAACCAAGATTATTAAAATCTGTATGTCCGGAGCTATAAAGTATTGGATATGTCATGCTAACTCGCACCACCTTTCTATGATAGTTCCAGTGAAGGCCGAATTATCCCAACTAATTGTGTTAGACCCAATCTTTAATGTTGGAAATGGATAAGAATAAACTTTGTCCATCTGACTGTTCTTTTTCGCTAGGTCAGTTACTACTTGATTTTCGCAATCAATCACAACTCCTCCGGTTACATTTTTCAGAATAAAAGACTTACCGTTTACTGTCAAAGTCACGTTTCCTGTCCCTGTTAAAGTAATGATTGGGTAAGCAATTTGTGTTCCTTTGCTTTGAAAAGCTTCTCCACTTTTTAAAGCTCGCACCTTATCATAAGTAGATTTGAGATATTTAAAGGGGAATAAATCAAACGAAAGTGTACAATCAGCCCTTTGAAAGCTTTCTCTACTAAATGTAGCAGATGTTAATTTTGCCTTAAATACATAGTCCAGATATAGATTATTTTCTAGAATTCTATATCCTCCTTTTGCCTTACCTAACCATTCCTTTGCTAGGCTGATTTGCCTTTCAATTTTGCTATTAAACAAACGTTCCATATACATATTCATTGGGAAAGGAATATTTTTATATCTATTTTTACCAATCACGACAGAACCATCTCTTCCTGGTATTTCAATATCTGTCGTTTCAAATTCAGCGCTTTTTATTTCAAATTTCTCAAGTAAGGCTAGTCCAAAATCTCCTGAATTAGTATTATTAAAGATTATTGTACTTTCGTTATGAATCATTGAAACCCTCCTCTCTGATTCTTAATTTGTTGAGTATACATTTCCTCTATTAATCGTTGGGCGTCTTGCTTGTTTTTGGCTCTTCCAATTAATTTTCCATCAAAGTAAAAGGCAGTTTCCTTTTGCGAGATAATCTTTAAAGTTTCCAAAATATGATTTAGAGTTCCTTCATTTATTGGATTGTCAACAACTGGAGTATTAACTACTAACTGTTGTTGAACTGCTCGCATATCTCTAAATATTTTAGCGTCAGCCGGAATTCCGCCTGTACCTTTGGCATATTTCGGAATTAATTGAGCTGTTTTGCTTGCTTTCAGAACGCTTGATCCCCTAGGCAAATTCAAAACGACATCTCGCCCTTCGGGAATAAAACTTTGGCCAGTGGGTAAAGTAATCAATTCCTTATATAGCGAACCTTTTTGGTCATTAACCATTGCGAGTCCGCCTTGGTGGTAATTAGTACCCGTTGCATGTTTGGTTATTTTTTCATATATTTCTTGAAAAATATTTTTATGAGTGGTGGTTAAAGTTGTATTCTTCTCTTTAGGAAGGCTATCAATAGCTCTTTGAGCTTTGGATACTCCATCTCCTGTTAAGTTTTTAGCGAGTAATTTTTTTTCTTTTGTAGATAATGAGTTCCATTGGGAAATCGCATTGGCTGCACCTAGTTTTTTAGATAGAACATCTGCATTGTTCGCGAACAGTTTTTTAGTTGGTGCTTCCATACTATTCCACGCTTTCAATGCGCTCGCTGCGGCTCCTTTCTTATTTTGAAAATCTTTATCATTCCCGAGAAGTTTTTTTACTTTAGGGTCCATGTCGGTCCAGGTTTTAAGGCTTGTTTTACTACTTGTAATAGCTTGTAAAGCCGGATTATTATTGACAACTAATTGCTTTTGTTCTGGAGTCATTTGATTCCATTGCCCATTGGCAATTAAAGCCTCTGCAATTTTGATTCGAGCGTTTGTAGAAAGATTGGCATTCTTCAAGATGAACTGCATATTGTCCCAACCACCTTTAGCATTCAACGCTTCCGCAATTGCTTTTGGGGCATCTGTTGTCATTTTACCTGTCTTAGGGTCTAAAATAATACCATTCCAAGAATCATTTGCTTTTTTAGCATCCGCACTCATTTTTGTGGTGTATTGTGCGATTAAATTACTAGTATCACCGAATGCCTTTAAGCCTTTATCTCCACTTTTACCAACATTTGACATAACTTGATCGTAATCTAATCCAAATTTTTTAAAGTCATCTTTTAACTGTTGTTGATTTTTTTGAATGATTGCCCTTTGACGTTCAATTTTATGAGCACCACCTTGGAGATTATCGATTTCTCGCTGTTGCTGTTCAGCTTTAACTTTCACGTACTCTTCGCCATATTTTTCCATGGTATCATTGTGAGATTTTTCAAGTGCTTGAGTTTTTTTATTATACTCATCAGCTTTTAATGCACCAGATGCCTTAGCAGAATCCAAAGAAGCTTGTCCTGTTTTATAAGTTTTGATTTCTTCTTGCATCATTTTACTGATTCCTGCACTTGATTGTTTAAGCGCATCATCATTCATAGATTTAAGATCACCACTAAATACTTTCATTACCTCTTTGGCTTTATTCCCTGTAATTCCGTAATTTTTAATGGTAGTTTCAATTAACTTTTGTTGGTTGCTCTCTACAATGGAACGCTCAGCATCGGTGATATCACGATGAGCATTTGCTGCATTTTGATAAATCGATGTGGTTTGATCTGTAATTGATTTCACATTTGCTTTTTGTTGTTCTAAGCCAGCTTTTGCAGCATTGACTTGTTTATCAGTTAGGCCTGCTGTTTCAGCTCCTTTAGTTAGTGCCTTTTCTGTTTCGTTAATAGAATCACTTGCAATTTTACCTAAATCGCTTATTGCCTGTTTTACGTTTCCGATAGCTGGGCTTCCTTGCACATCGAATTGAATCGCCGCATCTTTAACAGCTACAAACTTTTGATTAAGCGTATCTAATTTCCCGCTCGCTTCAGTACCGACAACTGTTCCCCATTTAGACACTTCTTTTTGTTGCTCACGTAATCCTTCTGTAAGCTTCCAAATAACTAATCCTAAGCCCGCTGCACCTAATGCACCAATAGCAATCATTGAAGCCGGACCCATTCCTGCCAATACAGCTGATAGTCCTCCTACTTCTGTAGCGGCACCAGTTGCGCCAGTTGCTATTCCTTTAAGCGCGAGTTCTCCAGCTCCTTTTGCTCCAAGCTTAGCCAGACCACCAGTCACTCCCGAAAGAATACTTGTTAATCCACTCAAAGCTTTCGCTGTTGGAGCAACTGCGGCCGCTGCTATTGCCATTTTAATGATGAATTGTTGAGTTTCTGGGCTTAATTTTGAAAACGATCCTGCCAAATTATCTATTTCTTTAACAACTGGAATGATTGAAGGTAGGAGCTTTTGACCTAAATTAATTGATAAAACTTCCAAAGTCGCTTTTGCTTTATTAAAAGCATTCTTATCAGAATTGTTCATTTGGTCTGCGAGCTTTTTAGTATAACCAGTCGCATTTTGTGTTTCTTTGGTTAAGTTGCGTAATGCATCTCCACCTTGGTCAATCAAGATATTCATTCCTGTTTGAGCTTCTGTACCAAACGCTTTAGCAATCAATGAACTTTTTTCTGCATCTGTCATGCCTTCAGTATGTTTTTTGATGGTGTCGAGCATATCAGGCAAACCGATATTCCCTTTTTTCCACTCATTCAGATTTATTCCGAGTTCTTGGAAAGCTGCTGAAGATTGTTTAGTAGGTTTTAACAAGCGAGATAAAGCACCACGTAATGAGGTACCAGCTTTTTCACCTTCGATACCATTATTTGAAAGTAAACCAATTGCAGATGAAGTTTCTTCAAGATTCATCCCTAAAGAATGTGCAACTGGCCCGACATATTCCATTGCCACACCCATATCTTCAAAACCTGCTGAAGTTTTATTAGCTACAAATGTCAAACTATCTGTCACACGTTGGGTATTTTTCATCATTGAAGCTGTATCTTCGGTTTTCAAACCAAACTGTTCAAGAATAGCAGTTGATGCGGACATTACTGTTCCAAAATCTTCCCCTGAAGCTCTTGAGGCATCTAATACTGCTGGCATGGCCCCAACTGTTTGATTAAAATCATAACCACGCTTTATCATTTCTTCCATACCTTCATTAATGGAAGATGTATCAATACCGTATTGTCTAGCCCATTGTTTAGATTTGCTGGATAAGACATCCATATTTTGAGCTAATTGCTTTGGCGAAGTATCATCAGCTAGCAATGCTTGAATTTCAGTCATCTTACCATTGAAATTGGTTGCTGCTTGAATTCCTTTCGCAAAAGCGGCTGTAATCCCTACTGTGACTGGTGCAGTTTTTCTGGAAACTGTATCTAGTCCTCCACTTATCTTTTCAAAACCAGAAGATAATTTAGGCAAGATAGAAGTTTGTTTATATTGTTCAATTGCAGCATTTTTTAATTGAGCTTGGTATTGTGCTAATTGAGCATTTGCTCGAGAAATCTGGTTAGCATAATTTTGAGTACTAGAAGTTGCTTTTCCATCAACTAGTGAGCCTGAATATGATTTTTTCAGTAAATCAATCTGTTCTTTTTGCTTAGCGATTGATTTATTCAAAACTTCCATTGGACTCCTAACCCCATCAACACCTTTACCAAATGTTGAAAATGAGGTTTGAGAAGTTTTTAAATCATTTTTTAAGGCAGCTAATTGCTTGTTAACGCCAGTAATTCCTTTTGAAAAGTTGGAATCATCAAACCCCATTTCAATTATCATTTTCCCTAAAGGTGTATCTGCCATTGCTTTCTCCTTGAACTTTTTATCGTTAATTCAAGGATAAACAAAAAACGCCCTTAAAAAGTAGCGTTTTTTTGTTTAGAATCAAAAAGAGACCTATCGGTCTTTTTTAATTTATTTCCATGTTCCATCAGCAAATGTTACTGAAAATGGTCCATCGTTTTTAGCATCAAAATAAAGTTTTGCTTGGACAACTTGCCCAATATTAACAGAATCTGGCATATCATTGTCATAGGTATTTAAATCTAAATTTAAGACACTCCCCTCTGAATCATAGGCCGTAAAATCATGGGTATTAAAACTAAATGCTTTTTTTCCTGTATTTTTTATACTTACAGTAACAACTAGAGGTTTCGAACCGCTCTCTGCTTCACTGCTAAGTGTTACTGATGAGTCAATATTAGCGCTCAGTACATTAACTTCAATGTCAGTATCATCATTTGAAAATGATTGACTACTACCGAATTTTTCTGTGAAATCTGTACTACTAGCTGTAGATGACTCTATCGTACTCTGTGAAGATCCATAACCCAGATATCCATCTACATATGAATCATAATTTGGGACATTACTCATCATATACTCATTAAATTTTTTATTAAAAGAACTCGCCTCAGAGTATGATTTACTCATTGAAGCTATTTTTTTATTAGTAACACCATTTTTAGATGTAAATGCTGCGGCTACCGCTAAACACACAATTGCGATGAAAATACTAGCCATAGAGATCCAAAACCATAATAATCTGTAAAAAGGTTTGTTTTGTTCTTCTTTCATAATTTTCTCCTTATTTTTATAATTCATTATACTCTTTTAAAATAATATATTGCAAGCGTTACCTAAAATAAAACTAAAAAAACAGCTCATAAGAGCTATTTTTATAATTTATTCATGAAGTCCCCAAGTGACATTACCTCAGTTTCTTCTTCAACCAAACTTGCTTCTGAATCATCGTCATTAGAATTGATCACTCCGACAATAGTCTCAAAGTCATTATCTAAAATGTCTGAAACGGTAAATCCAGTATTGACAACTAACTGCTTAATGAAGTTTAAGAAACTTTCCTTAGCTTCTTTAGCAGTTATGGTTCTTTTTTTTCGTCACTTTCCTCGTTTCCCAAAACAACAGAAATCAAATGTGAGATAGTCGCGTCTAATTCCCATGGGTCTAGTCCTTTCAAAACTTGTTCTTTCGTAAGTTTATCATCTGGGAAAAGACTGGCAATATATTCAAGTCTCAAAGCAATAATTTCTACATTATTAAGTGATTCTTTCTCGATTTTCTCTTGAATATTCCAAAAATCAAGATACTTCTGACCAGTGATATGATTTTGCTTATAAGTGACATCCCCACCCTTTTGGTGGAGAGTGATTTCTAACTTAGCCATTTCTTACCTTTCAAAGTTTTGCGCCCCCTACGGTCGCTTGACCGACTACGGGGTCACTAGGGAGTAGTTGTCATACTTAAAGCGGCACGTACTTTATCCTGCGCAGCTGTATCAGTTCCTGCATATTTCTTGAAGAAATCTCCGTTATCTGCTGAACCAACTGAGTAGGAAAGAGTATCTGGTTTAATTTCTTCTGCCTTCCCTTGAGTTGTAGCAATTTCAACTCCATCATAAGAGAAAACTCCAGTTAGGAATCCAAGCAAGAAATTATTGCCACGGATATCATAATCTTCGATCAAAATCGAACAGTCAGGCGCCTGTGTTTCACTGCCTGCTGTGATGATTTCATCTTCATCAATTGCATAGCCAAGAATTGCTGACTGTACTTTATCAGGAATATCAATGATGTCAAAATCAATCTTACCATCACCAACACCTTTACCTGAGATGTGGTAAACACCATTTGAACCCCAAGTTTTTACTGGATCAACTGCAAGACCTGAAATTTTAGCACTTGAAGTTGCCCCTTTATCTTTTTTACCTTCCACAACAAATAAATTTGTGTCAAGTGTAGCTGGCTTACCATCCAAAATTCGAATGGTTAATTTTTTAAATCCAACTGTAGCTGTACCCATTTTTTTCTCCTTTATTAATAATCATCATATAATTGGCTATTGCCTTGATAAAATCTTGCATCCACATATCTCTTAGTGGTTGAGAAATAATCATCTAAACCACCTGACATTTGGTAGAAACCTTTAGTTTTAAGAATTTGTTCAACTTTCCTTTGAAGTTTTTTTGGAACATCGCGCTGAACTGCTTCAATACTCACTTGAAAGATAAAGTGTTTTGATAATGAATCATTACTCGCAAATCCCACTGATTCAGGAGGACCAGAAGGAATAACAGTAATACTAGTTTTATCTTTTGGAAGCTCATCATAGCGAACATAGCTCTTAAAACCTTGATTTTGCTTAATTTCTTGAATTTCTGAATCAGTTGCTAACTCTTCCATTAATTCTTTAAGCATATCTTTCATTCAATCAACTCCTTTAAATTTCTTTGGGCTGATTCTACAAACTTACTTCCTTGTTCGTTTGAAAACTTTTGTAAAGCACCAAAGCTTTTATATCGATAGCTTTTACCATTCCTAGTAAATCCATTATTTTCTAAATGAACTAATCTCCAATGCTTTCCACTATTACCAATCTTAATTATTGGAAATCCTGAAGCTCTTGAAACATTCCCTCGAACAACCCCAGCCACCGTATCTCCACTATCAGCGAATCCTTGAAGAGTACTTTTCAAATCAACAACAGCCTCATCTGCTGCTTTTCCAAGAGCTTTACCTTCAATTGTTCTTACACGAGTTTCACTAAACTTTTCTCTTAGTTTTGCTTCAATTTCTTCAAAGCCCTTGATTGTCATTGAACTACTCATTAAGATTCGTCCCTCCTAGAATTATTTTCAAGAAAGTTCGGTCATGAAAGTCAGGCTGAATATCAATTATGTTCCAAACCTGACCTGAATATCTAGGGTCGTCAATAATAACTTTGTCATCGTTTTTGGGTTGATAACTCGTTAAGGGATCACGAATTTTTATCGTTGCTCCATTCTTAACATTTTGGCTTCCTAAAATAGTCAAATCTTTATTGCTTGGGCTATACACATCCGCAAGTGTTTTAAACTTTTCAATCAATTCTCCACCTCTTCCATCAAAAGAGGTATCAGGACCTACTCGTTTAAAAGTAACTGAAGTTCGCATCGTTCCATTGTTCGTTCGGTTAGAAGATTGAAGGGCTTTCTGCGATTTTATCATCACTTTCCTCGCTTTCTTCAGGTTGATTAGCTAGAAAAACGTCACGAATATTTTGAGCATAGTTCTCTTTGAACTCATCAAGTGCATCATTGTAAGTATAACGTGAACGCTCAAAAATTAATTCCTTAACTTCTGGATCACTTGCATCAGGAACTCCAACTAATCTAAGAATTGAGGTATAAGAGGCTATGAGCATATCTGTTAAGTTAGCAAGTTCGTCAGAATCATTAGCACTGATTCTCATTCTTTGTTTGAATGAATTAAGGTTAGCATCGGCCCAAGTTTCTGCATTATTCATATTTAACTCCTATTATTTATCTTCTTTTTCCTCCACTTTTTCAACAAAACCAGGGAGCTTTTTTTCAAGCTCCTTGAATCTTGCTACGGAAGCCTCAAAAACTTCATCAACTTCACGTCTAACATTTTCCTTTAAATCATCAAAGACAGCTTTTACTTTTAATTTCATTGACTACTCCTTACCCAGCAGGTACGGTCGCAATTGTAACAAGGGCTGAGGCATTATTATCTTTTGGTTTGCCCCAATAGAATGATTTGGTAGTATAAAGTTGAAGATCTTCAAGAGCAAACGTTTGGTCAAATTCTTGCATTGTCATTTTTCCACGATAAGCATTATATCGATTTGCAACAAATACAATTCCTTTACCAGCAGGCACGGCCATTGATTGGACTACAGAGATATTGAAAGGTAAGATATCAACCCATACTCCATTAGCATTCAAATATAAGAACATCGCAGTGAAATTGTAATAATCTTGAGGATTAACCAAAATTTTTGCTTGTCCAGCAATATTTAGCGGAATTCCTTTTTCACTAACTGACATTTTTTTCATAATAGGTGCTAGAATTTTAGCAGCTTGTTTGGAAACGTCTTGAGAGTTTTCTAAAGCAGCAAGTGGCGAAAGGTCGGCAGATACTTTTTTATCTCCATATGTAGTAGTCCCATTGACAACGGTAGCATCTTTAATCAAACCAACGGGTTTGTTATTGCCATCACCATTAACCAAAGCTGCTTCAAGAGCAACTGCAATAGATTCTGACAATTGTAAGATGATAAAGGTTTTCAACCAATCATAGCTATAATCAAGGGCATCTTTAGGGATAACAGTATATGCAGTAAGTTTATTTTGAGAAAAATCATGTTCCCCGAAGTTTTGGTTCAACTTACCTTGGATATCACCAGCAAATGTACCCCATACTGCTGTTCCACCATTATAGATACCATCAGAGGTAATCGCTTTAGTGCGAAGCCCCATATCTTGGAAATTGATAATATCAAGCAACGGATGAGCATAAGTCAATTCGTCAAAAACTTGATTGATAATTTCAAGAGGCAAGGTTTTTTCTACATTTCCAACACCAGAAGTAATTTCGTTAAAGAATTTTGTTTCTTCTGCTGACATTACTTCAGAAGAACGAGATGACATTAGAGAGTTGATTTTTTCGTTTGTTTGATCAGCAAGTTTTTCAACAATTTCAGTGCCCATAACTTCCATAGTCTGTGCAAATAATTTTTGTTGTTCTTTTTCATCTGCTCCTTTAGCAACTGCATCTGTATATTTTCCTACAGCTGCTTCGTAATTAGGTAATTTTGTGTAATCCATTATTTAATTCCTCCTAGGAAAAGTGGTTTAAATTTTTGATTTTTAAGTGGCTTGTCTGCCGAGTTATCAGCTTCAAATTCTGCTTTTACTTCAGATATTTTTTCATCAATTAATTTACTAATTGAATCCATTTGTTTCTTGTCAAGAGAAATATCAATCGTGTGATTTTTCTTGTCATCTCCTTTAATCATGTTTTTAAATTGATTAATCTTATCAGATGATAACATTGGTGAAAAACTTGCAACCATTTGAACGGATTGATTATTTTCAAAAAGAATTTCATCAACTATTCCCGATTCAACAGCTTGTTTTGCATTAAACCAAGTTTCGTTGTCCATTAATTTTTGAGCTTCCTCTGCTGAAATGTTCATTCGGTCAGCATAGAGATTTGCTAAATTTCCACTTGAACCCAATAAATAATCCGAGCTTGAAGCCATATCTCTATAGTCTCCTTGTTGAACCATTGATACGTTATGAATCATAACTTGACCGATTGGAGTTATCGCCACCCTATCAGCTGCTAAAAGGGGGAATGTCGCAGCACTTGCACAAAGACCAGAGATTTCAGCAATAACTTTACCTTGATACTTGCTTAAATCTGTGAAAATCTCACTCCCAGCAAATACAGAGCCGCCTCCAGAATTAATTTGAATGGTAACATCTTCTCCGTTAGCCTCATTTAAGAAGTCTGCAACTTTTTGCGGAGTGATGCACTCCATACCAAACCAGTCATACACTTCTTCATAATCGTTATCGGCAACTACGCCATTAAACTTAAGTGTCTTCACTATTTTTTCCTTTCTCTTCATAATTTTTAGTCATAATAAATCTGTCACCATCTTCTGTTGGTGGTAAATTGGCAGCCTCGCGAACTTCATTGACTTTTATAACACCGCTAGACCCTGCTTTATCTATTGCATCAGCCCTATCAAGGATGTTAATTGTTTTAAATCCAGTCATTTGTAGGGTATTACCAACTGAATATCCTGATTTTTTAATTAAAATACTTGCAAATCCTTCTGATAATTTGTTCCCTAATGGAATCACTGCAGATTCAATTGCTAAATCCAAGTTTTCAGAATTATTAGCAGTTTCTCCAAGCACTAGTGCCGGAGGAATTCCAAGCAACCCTGCTACTTCTCCAATAAAAACTTTTTTTAAAGACCAAAAGTCAGTAATCTGATTTTGAAGTGTTGCGGACTTGCTAGAAGAAATTTCATCATACGAAGACTTTGCTTTATCGTCTGCAGGAATAAAGACAATAGGATCATTCATCATTTTTTCGTATAAGGTTGTCGCATATTGTTGCTGTAATTTTATTCTTTCATTATCATCAATCTTACTAGTAACAGGAATGCTAATTTTTGCTCTAACTTGTCCTACACGGAGCTGATTGGCAATTAAGATTCCGAATAATTTCCCATAATCATCCCATAGACTATCAACATATTTTTTTATACCAATATTGTCATTATCTAAGTGAAAACAATCCACTCCTTGAATAAAGGTTCTATTAAAATATTTTTGAGCGTATGGTCCAGAATTAGGAGCATTAGAAGCTTTGCTATTGGAGAAGTTAACTGTCACTCCCGTGTATGTGTTCCCGTCAAGCGAATAGTTTGTTACAAAATTATCAGCAATATAGAACTGATCATCATCCTGTATAACTAATAACTCACCATTTAACAGCTTTTTTATCATTGAAATTTTGAATTCACTAGCTGTTTGGTTAGGATTCGGTCTCATATTTAAAGCATAATCAAAATTAGAATCTGTAATTGAGCTTTCGTTTTTAAATACAAATTTACCTTTAGAAACAGTTCTTGCTAAGTAAGAAACACAAGAGTCTAAAGCAGCATTCTTAATACCAAGCGTGACTTGTGCATTAAATAATGCGTCATACCCAGTTAAATCGGTTGTACTTAATTTATCTTTTACAGATGACCAAATGTCTGAAAATAGTCCCACATTTTCTCCTTTCCGTACTTTTAATTCAAGTTTAATGGAAAAGTAGAGCGAAAAAGTAGCGTTTTTATAAATAAAAGGCTGCCCAATGGACAACCTGTAATAAAATATAATTCAGGATAACGGGATTGAACCGTTCTATTCTAGCTTATGAAACTAGCGTGACACCTTGCCACCCATCCTGTTTAATGTACTAGCTCTTGCAAAAGCTGAGTACAAATGACTATTATTTCTTTTGTGCTCGAACTCTATAACTTCTAATAGCGAAGTCGTTCCTTGTCCTTGCTGTCAGCTCCAACCGCACTGACTTATTAATGTTATTCGGAAAATGTACTAGTATTATCAGCCCCAAATAATGTTGGATATAGCAAGTCTAGGATTCGAACCTAGCCCCTCAGCCACACTTTTCAGCGTCCTCTCTTGCTACGCTGGTTTTATCGTCCAGCAACGTTAGAAGTATATCCAACCGAACGAATTACATTTTGTTTGCTTTCGCTGATAACTTCATAAGTAAATTATCTAATATTTTTACAATCAAAAAGTATCGTTTTATCCCATAAACCACCCCAAATTATCATAGAAATCAGTGGTATCTACTTCATTTAGTAAATCAGCCTTAAACATTGCTGCTTCAAAAGCTTTAAACCCATCTGTTTTTCGTCTGACATCTTCTTTTTTGATATATTCCACATTCCCATCTTTTTTCAAATGTCTAAGTACATTATTTGTGTACCACCGCATCATGTCATTATCACCAAAATTAATTTTTTGATTGGCAAAACTATCCTCAATTACAGTTGATAATTGAGCATCAATAGCCCTAAAGTTGCGAATAACTTCCACACGATAACCGAGCGGTTCTTCAAATTTTCCATTCCAAGAGACTTCGAATCCTGCTTCTTCAAATTTAGGTTGTAAATACTCCCTCATTTTATAGGCGTCTCCACAAATAGTTTGGAATTCATAACCTTCTTCATCACGCATACGAATAAACCAGTCTACAACGTGCTGTGCATCCATTGACGGTTCATCTAATACTGTGAGCAACCCCTCATCTTCCCATTGTCTAATCGGGGCAAATCGTCGTTTACCATTAACATTTTCATTTGGCTTTGAATAGCTATATATTCTATCGACAAATTCTTTACGAACAAACGAATGAGATTTGAAAACATAATCCCCATCAACTTTAAACAAAGCACCAACTGCAATAAAGTCACGAGTAGAAGCAAAGTCAAATCCTCCAACCGCAGGTAGATTTCTTAATTCTGGAAACTCTTTTTTAGTTGCTTTCAATTCTTCATAAGTTGCCACACTTCTTTCAATGTCAGTCACTGGGAAATTTTGGCGCTTAGTCATGAATTCATCTCGTCCGCTAGGATTTAATTCTAAGTCCTCATATTCCTCAAGAACTGTTTCAAAAAGTCCTTGCGCATACTCTGTCATTGGAAGTGAAAACATAGGACTCGATAATTCCCAAAGGGTATGGTCATCAACCTGTTCTGCCTTATCCAATTTGCAAATAAATGGAAACATAGCATTCCATTTCGCTTCGCCTTTAAGGACTTTTAGTGCCATATCTTTCATCTGGTCAATGAATCCATCACGCACATAACCATCAGTTCCTATATAAAATTCACGAGGATTAGGTCGTTTACCTAGCCCTGAAATATGTACCTTTACATCTTTATTGCTTTCATATTGGTGGATTTCGTCAAAGATAACCGCCCCATCTCGAAGTCCATCCTTAGTATTTCCATTTGATGTTCTGAATTTAAAGAGCGATTTTGTCTGTAAGTTCTTGATTTCTGATTTACGTGGCTTACCAAATAGTTCTTCTAATTCTTCATGGCTTTCGATTGTGTCGTGAACTTCATCAAAACTTGTTTTAGCTTGATCCTCACTATTGGCTACAATTGAAATATTATAATTAGCGATTCCATGCATAGGGGTTGTTAGATAACTTCCTATTGCAGAAAGTAATCCATTTTTACCATTCCCCCTGGCAATCATGATTAATATTTTTCGATAAACATTCCGATGATTTTCTGAAAAATATAAGAAAACAAAACTGATAATGAATTTTTGGAAATCTTCCAATTCAAAGAAATATTTCTCTGTATAACCGATACAATTCTCGATTTGTTCAACGTCAAAAAATACCTCGCCTGATTCGAGACGAGGCACTACCTCACGTTTAATATAATCAACAAGTAATTTTCGTTCATAGTTGAATTTGACCATGCCCGCATAATAACCGTCAATGTACTTTTGAACGTAATCGATCACTTCGTAAATTTACTCCAATCTTTTTCGCCGCTATTTTTAGGTTTTGATGTTCGTTTTTCTTCAAAAAATTCATCTAACTTAATTAGGGCAGCATTTACTTTTACTTTTTCTGCAATTGCCGGGTGTGGTTTTTTTATCTCATTTTCACCAGAAGAAACCAGAATCATTACTCCTGCCTTATCAATTGCTTTGCTTAAATTTTCAAAATTAGAAACTAAGCTGCAGTATCGGTACACTTTTTCTAATTCAGATGGCGAATTTTTATCAACAAGAGAGAGCAATTCTTGAAAAAGTGAATCATTAGTTTTTTCGTTTTCAGTTTTGTCTTTTTTTTCAGTACTGTTTTCAGATATTTCATTCATGATTGACAAATAATAATTTATATCAGTGATTATTTCTTGTAAATCAACTTGCAAAACTTCAGCGATATCTATCCACATTTTTTTATTTTTAGGATTCCTCTTTCCCCTAGAGTATAAAGAAAGCTGGCTGTTATTTATTTTTATTTCTTTTGTTTCAAGCAACTTTTTCAAACCTGAAAAACTCAATTTTTTATCATCTAAGACTTTCTTCAATTTGTTATTTACCATTTTCAGCTCCCTTCTTGAAAAATAGCTTTATATTTGGTTAAAAGACCCCAACCGGTCTGTGGTAAATTCGGAATTAGAGCCGATTTTTTTAGACCCGGGGGTATATTTTAATTATTTTTCTGTAATTCCCGAACAATAAAATCAGAATTCAAAAGTTTCATCATCAAACTGCTTGTATCTGTGTCTCTCGTGCCTCTTGTTGTGGCAGTCGTGACACAAGGTACGAAGGTTACTAGGCTCTAGTGCAAGCTCTGGATGATACTCAAGTTCCTTGATATGATCTATCTCTAGTGTCGCAGTCTTAGCCGTTGTCACCCTGCCTTCTGCTTTGCACCATTGACATTCATTGTTATCACGCTTGAGTATCTGTTCTCTCATACGTCTCCAAGCTCCTGAGCAATAGAACCTGTGCCTTGCCTTTGGTGTGCTCACATCTATCATGATTCAATCGTAAAACAAAAACGCTACGAAAAAGTAGCGTTCTTTATATTATTCATGAAACATCTTAAGTAAATGACCGCCGTCATATTTCTCAGCAAACTGTTGCGTTGCTTTATTATTTCTAGCAATGACTGCAGTCTTTGAGTAATACATATTCATTGTGATCTTAATGATACCCCAGCGATCAATGTAATAATGTTTGAATATCTTACGATCATCTTCGTCTTTAATATTGTCTAATGCTTCATTGATAAGCTGAGATTGTTTGGCATTCTTCTTATTGCGAATGATAATTCTTAGCGTCATTCGAACATCATGCCATTGTGCTTTCGTCAATTCTTTTGTCATATTCTAACTCCTGTTATGTTATAATAGTATTAGAATAAATCAGTTTGTAAAGCCCATTGCAGTGGGCTTTTTTTTTTAACTAATTAATTTAAAATATAACGAGATTAGAAACGCAATTCCAAATAATATATTAAAGGTTGCAGTTCCAACACTTATTGGACTTCTTGGCTTTCCAATTGCGTAAGGCGTAACGAACATTCCAAGAATCAGTAATAGCACGTAGGCTATGATAATTATATTTGCAATCATTTTCCCTCCAGTTGAGTTTAGCGAGTTCCTAGCTCAGTATGATATAATATGTGTGACCACAAAATAAAATGAAAAAGTGTTATTTTTTACATGCGAAGCTCAAGCTTGGTCAGCTTGGGCTTTTTAATTTGATTAGTGCTATACTAGAGTGGACCATAAAAACAAAAAGTTTTGGTTTTACTTTCGCTCGAACCTGGTCAGTTCGGGCTTTTTTTGCGTTCAATCCATATGTTTATCAAGCCATTTTTCAGGGAACACGTTCTCAGACTCGTCAAGGTCTGAGCGGTTGAAAGATAATTCTTTACACGCTATACCGAATGATCTAAATGCTTCTTGAGCTTTTTTGAGTCCTTTTAATAATTCAATGTCTCTAATAAACCAAACTCTTTCATCACACCATTTACAGCGTTTGTGTAGATCATAGTAAATCCACTTATGCCCGAACAGCTTACACAAAAGTTTCATTTTACTATCCTCATACCAGTATTCATCTGGCTTTCTCGTACAAATCCATTTCGCTTTAGATCAACAATAAAATCAGTTACAAATTTGTACCCTAAATTTAAAGCAAGTTTTCCTAGATAGTTGTCAAATTCGTGTTCTTCTGTCAAAAAATCATCACATAAAGTCTGTTCATCATTTGATTCTAGCCAATCTGCAACATCATTTCTTACTTTCATTCAATACCTCCCCACCAGTCATTGACCAGCGATATTAGTTTGTCTGTCATTCTTGCTCCTAAGCTATCTGCATTAATACAGAAATCATTTTTTGGTCGTCTTTCTTTTGCAATTCATCAAGAACATGGGCATAGGTTTCTTGAGTTACCCCGACATCTGCGTGCCCTAATCTTGCTGAAATCGTATGAATTGATACACCTTCTGCAAGTAGAACTGATGCATGAGTATGTCTGAGACCGTGACAGCTAATTACTGTTATTCCCTGTTCTTTACACTTTTTGCTGATGAAGTTATTAATTGTTGAATTGAAATATCTTTTATAACTTCCATCTTCAAATTGTTCAATGAATATTGGCTTATCTTTTGGCAAGTCTTGTAGGACTGGTTTTAACAAGCCGATAGTCTGCCAGTCTAGTGTTATCTTTCTGACAGAACCTTTTGTTTTAGTTGGTTTAAATCCACCTTCTAAAGATTTATAGTTCCATGTCTTGTCAATTGAAAGCTTATTTTCGCTCCAATCAAAATCAGCTGGAGTAATGGCCAAAGCTTCCGCAAAACGAATACCAGTCTTTGCAATGATGAAAACCATCCAATCTACTCCAATTTCGTTTGTTAATTTGAGAGAGTGAACCAATTTTCTCAATTCATCAACTTGTAGAAATTTCTTTTTCTTATTTCTATTTGGGGCAATTCCTTTAATAACTGCCCGATAGGTCGGGTCAACTTCAAGCTGTCTATCATGAAATAAATCTCTGATGCATGCTTTTACTAGTGTGTGAAAGTCTGCAGTTGTTTGTCTTTCATGAGTTTTTGCGTACTCATTAAGAATTTTTTGATATTCCATACGGTCAAAATCTGAAAGAAATAACTTAGGACATACTTTTCTTAAAAAATCAGAAGCTATCCGATATTTTTTTAGTGTGATATCTGATATTGCGCCGACTTTATACATCTCAATCCATTCGTCATAACAATCCACAAATAATCTTTCTTTTTGTATTTTCTTAGTCAAATAAACTCATCTGTCCTTTCTTTTCTTCTATGAGTGGAATCCAGTCAGGAAATTTACTTTCAATATGTTCAATTGCCTGTTCCGTCCATTTGTGAATCCCTAAAAATTCCATTGCATCTTTGCTGTGAGGGATAACATTTATCTCTGAGAAACCAATCGGATTATTAGCACTGTTTTGAATGAAATAAACTTGTTTCACGGCCATTTCCAATGCATCGCCATGAATAATTACGCCGTTCATTCCCCGAATTGCAAAGGCATGAATCAAGAATGAAATAGCTTCATCCGATAATTCTAATGCCTGGTACCAATAGTTACTCGGAAAATAGTTAAAAAAGTCTGCATTCATTCGATCATTTTGCCATTTTTGGATAATTAGAGTTCCTGTTCCTGCTCCAGTTAAATCAGCCCCTCCGGAACCTCCTACAAGCAATGCTGTGAGCTTACCAAGTGCATCTGGTGTATAATGCTGCCCTTTTGACGAAACAGCCGAGTGAGTCATAAAATAATCTCTGAAAAAATCAATACTCATGTCATGATGGATATTTAAGATTTTAGAGTAAAATTCTTCACGTCCTTTTTTATCAAAAACAAGTTCTTGAATTCGATTTGTGAAATTCATATGTTCATCAACATCGAGCATGTCATAGAATTGCTGCTCAGTAATTGTCATCTATACCCTCCAGTATTTTTAAAAGTTTCAAAGTTCTTTCTATGTTTTTCTTAAATGGTTTCGGAGACTTCATATTCACACGCATGTCAGGGGAATCTACTAATTTTTGATTAGTCCTAATTCTTTCCCACAAACTGTCTTCGAGTCGCTTTTTTTGTCCGTCCAAATAATAAAGATTGCCATAAGCTGTTGCCTTTTTGAGAGCAATACATTTTCTGGCGGAATCTGCTTCTCTGGCAGTTTCACCTATAAATTTAAGAATTACTCTGTCGTGTTGCCCAGTTTCAATATTTACTCGATTAAGTACTCGGACCTTGCGAGGAATATTTTTAGAATTACGAATCCCAAGTTCATAAGGTGTTATTGCTACTAAATTTTCAAGAGCATTATTTCTGAAATTCCCGTCTTTATGAGTGATGAAGTTCGGTGTTTCGCCGTTATATGTTTCATAAACCAAACGACTGACTCGCTTCGTAAAAGGCATTCCATTGCCGAATAATATTACTGTCAAAACATTTCCATGCGTTCTAGGTTTTAAGAACTTATTATGTTTCTTTGAGAAAACTCGACCATCTTTAGTTACGGAATATCCAGGATAGTCGGGAATTTGTTTCATTCATCATCCCCTCCAATCGCTGCGAGTGCTTTTTCTAAATCAGGCAAAATCCAGTCTGTTTGAATGGTTCCTAAATGCCCATCATGTTTAATCGTTCCAATAACATGCTCGATATGCTTTTTCGCAGTGTTAAGCTGTTCTTGTAGTTTTTCAACCGTTTTTTCGTCAGTGCTGACAGGTTGTTGATTTGCTTCTGCAAAAAATGCCTTGTTTGCAATATCCATTAATTTTCCACAATCAACTGAATCAATTCCAGTTTCTTCAAAATCCATGGCCACATCAATTGCTAAATTATTTATTTCATCCAGCGCTTCACGATAGATGCGCTCTTTTGCTGTTTCTTGTGTCATTCTTACACCTCCCCAGTGCTACCGAATCCACCTGTACGCTCTCCGTTTGCATTGTCATCGTCTGTTGTAAGGTATTTGACAAATACACCTTGCATAATTCGTTGTCCTTTAGCAATCGTTACAGGCTCTTTTGAGATATTCATAAACAAGCCTTTGAATTCATTAGGATAATAATCTGAATCGATAATTCCTACTGAATTAATCAATGCAATACCACGCTTAACTGGATTACTTGAACGGTCGTATAATTTCAATACTTCATCATCACCAAGTTGAACAGCTAGCCCAGTGCTTACCATTTTAATTTCATCAGGTTGAATCGTAACTGTTTCACTTGCTGAAATGTCATATCCTGCGCTATGTTCTGTCGCTCGTTCTGGAATAGTCGCATTTCCGTCTAGTTTTTTAAATTTTCTTGTCATTCTCCGTCCTCCACAGGCACAAGCTCATAGCTCCCAGTTTGCATGCTGTCGATTTCTTGCTGGGTGAATTTGTAATGCATGTATTTTTCGTCGTAATCGTTTGAATAATGAGGAGTGATTCCATACTCGTTATTTCCTTTTTTGCGCAAATAATATCCCGTATTCTTCTCACGCAAATAGAACAGCTGCGGTTTTTCGACCGTGTAGCCGTCTAGCCATGCACGCATATAATCTTCTTGGTGTTCAGAAATCCAAAATACAATATTTTGTAGTTTTTCTTCTGTAAAGCCAGTTTCTCCGTATGTTTCTGAATTTTTTAGTGGTTTAAGGCCTTTAGTTTTTAATATTTCTATCCACTCAGCCACACACTCAGGCACGACTGGCAGGGCTTGCTGTTGGAGTTGGGATTTTAAATTAGCAATTTCTTCGTCTGCTTGTGCTATCAATGATTTAACATGAACAGCCGCATAATATTTAGTATCTCCAACAGGGTGCTGAATTGTTTTTATTGGTAATATTTCTAGTTTTTCTTCAAACTTAGTCATTTTTCGTGTCCTCACTTTTTTCATCTTCACAAGTGAAGCAAATATAATGCCCTTCATCTAAAACCTTATCAACGACTGAACTATCAGTTGTAAATATGAAATTCTCTTTGCATTTTTCGCATGTTACATTTATTTTTTTAGTCATTTTTCGTGTCCTCCAAGATTGCGATTAGTTCTCTACCATTTTTTATTTTGATAATTTTTATTTTTCTGTAAAGGAAACCGCAACTGAAAGCTTCAATATCATTACCACATTCAAATTGGACTATAATTCGATTTTTTTCAGTTTTTAAAATAACTGTCATTCCTTCTTCAATCACTTTTAATAAACTTTCAACTGTCATTTCTTATCTCCTTTAAATGTCAAATGGGTCATAATCAGGGTCATTGGCTAAACTCCAACATGCCCCAGCTTCCCAACCGTCAATGTGGCAAAATCCACATGTTTCACAAGTATATTCTGGATGGCACTCATGGCATCCCATACAATCACAATCTATTTTGTTACCACATTTATCGCATTTCATCTAGCTGCTCCTATAATCCTAACTCTTCTTTTCTTGAGTTTTCGATTGCCATTTGCGCTCTGATATTTCTTCGCAATCTACGTTCTTCTTTTGTTTCGTGCTTTCTACGGTCGCGATCGGTTATTTCATCAGAAATCTTAGATTTTGAACCACCATAGGGCTTCCAACCAGGATATTTTTCCATCATCGCTTTTTCATTTACAATGGCGACTTTGACTGCGTTCTTTTTTGGAGAATTAGCCATACCATTTTTAACCCAACCATCGACTGAACGAGGTGAAACAAGAAGCATTTTCGAAAGCTCTTTTTTCGTACCAGTTCCCATTTTTATCCCATTGAAATATACATCATAAATTTTTTCTAACCTTGCCATCTCCTGCCTCTTTCAATCCACTTAGTTTATTTTTCCATTGTTCGTGAAACCATTCGTCGTCTTTGTCAGCGACTTTATGATTCTTCAAGATATCCTTGTCTTTAAAATCTAGGACATTTTTTTCTTTTTGCGTTGTCATACTAACACCTCTTATTTTAGCTTTTAAGCGCTTTTAGCTTGTTCGTGATAAATTATCCATGAAACAGCTTAAGCGCTCAATGTAACCGTAATTTTCATGAATTAGAGCTATTAAAGTTCAATTGCTAAACCTTGAATTAATTCTTCAAGTATTTTGTATAAATCTTTCCATTTCATTTGTTTTGAATGGTTGTATTTATTGCAAATATCTAAGTAAAGCTTAGAGAGTTCGTGATTGTGCTTAGTTCGACCACTGAT